AAGAAAAACCCTGTCTACATAGATAGCCATAATTACTCATCAATAGAGTTTATTATTGGCAAAGTAGAAAAGCTTAAAGTTAAAGACAATAAATTAGAAGGCGACATCGTTTTCTGTTTAGATAACCCGAGAGGAGAGCTTGCCTATAAAATGGCTAATGGTGGTTTTCTAAATACTTCTTCAGTAGGTTTTATTCCAAAACAATTTGATGATAAAGGGAATATTATAAAAAGCGAATTGTTAGAAATCTCTGGAGTAGTAGTCCCAGCAAATGCTGAAGCCTTATATGAAAAATATGTTAAACAAATTAAGAGCGATAGCAAGGAAGGGGAAGGAGAGTGCGGAGATTGCGTTAGAGAAGTTGAAAGTCCAGAAGACAAAATCAAAAAAGCTATTGAAAAAGAAATAGACATAAAAAAAAGAGCAATACAACGGATTGTAGACGCCTGTTTTGTGGTCAGCGAGTTTAAAAAGGTCGAAACTCCTGAAGAGGACAGAGCTGATATAAACCACAAAATAAATGTAGCAATTCGCAATTTATTAAAATTAAAAAAATAATTATATGGAAGAATTAAAAAAAGAAGTAGAAACTCCAGAAACTCCAGAAACTCCAGAAACTCCAGTAGAAGAAAATGTAGAAGTAGAAAAAATGCTTAAGAGTTTAATGAGTTCTACTAAATCGGAAATCTCTGACGAATTAAAAGCTGATTTAAAAGCTTTTATGGCAGAGCAAAAAGAGTTAATGGAAAAGAAAGCTGGACTTTATGCTCCAGAAGTTAAAGAAAAAAGGAAAGATGTTAATATGCTTTTCAAGGCAACTTGCGAAGCTTTAGCAACTAAAGATGAAACCAAATTAAAGGAAATGACAACTGACGCAACTGGAAGTCCTTATGCAGGTTATACTGTCGATAGTGAATTAAGTGCTGAAATCAGACACCTAATTACTGAATATGGAGTAGCACGAAGGGAGATGACTACTATTCAACTTTCAAAAGGTGAATATAAAGCAAATCAGTTAGTAACCGACCCTACTCTTTACTGGGTAGATGAAGGAGCCGCGATTAAATCAACCGAAGTAGTATTAGGACAAGAAAGCTTAACTCTTAAGAAATTAGGAGCTATTGTCGCTTTAACTAGAGAATTAATCGAAGATGGCGAAGTAGATTTATTCGCTTTCGTTGCTGGACGCTTAGCAGAAGGTTTTGCTAAAGCTGAAGACACTGCTTTCTTTACAGGAGCAGGAACAGGAGATACTAGCAATGGAGAATTTACTGGTGTTTTAAATAACACCAATGTAAATGAGTATGTAATGTCTAGTGCTTCAATTGCTAATTTAGATGCCGAAGATATTTTAGGAATGATTGATGAAACACCTTCAAGTGTATTAGGAAACTCCAAGTTTACCTTGAATAGAACTATTATGAGCTTGATCAGAAAACTACGCTCAACTGATGGTATTTATCTATATCAAGCTCCTTCAGTATCAGGTCCAGAAACCTTATGGGGTTATCCAATCCAGTATAGTGAGGTATTCCCTTCAATTTCAGACGACGATGAAGATACACCTTTCATTCTTTTCGGAGATTTAAAGAAAGCTTGTATCTTCGGATATAAAGGTGGAATAATTGCTGATACTTTTAATGGTGGAACTATCAGAAAAGTTGATAATAACGATGATATTAATTTAATCACAACTGACAGAACAGCTATCAGATGGATTGAAAGAATTGGTTATATTACAATTTTACCTAAGGCATTAACAGTCTTAAAAACAGGAGAAACTTCTGCTTAGTAGTTTTTCAAAGAGGGTTAAATGCCCTCTTTACAAAGATTATTAAACAAATATATGTTATATCCTTATATCTATAAGAAAAAAAATGGTGAGAGGGTTTACTCTTTCAAACCACTAAAAGACAAAGACTTAAAATTAGTCTTTCAAATGAGAAAAGTGGTTATTGATAAACCAATAAAAGCTAAATATGAACAAAAATTACACAACAAAAAGTAAAGTAGAAGCATACTTAGGAGAGTCTATTACTGAGAGCCTAGACGCTTATATTTTAGCCGTTCAAGACATTATTGATAACTATACCAGAAGGAATTTTAAAGCAGACAGCGAAGCAGTAGAGAGAGTTTACAACGGAAATGGAAAGAACGAATTATTAATAGACCCGGCGATTGAGATCACAGCAGTAGAAGTAGACGACTCTAGTAAAGATTTTATTACTTACCCGTATAACAGCACTCCTATTTTAAAAGTAATTTTAGAAAACGATGTATTTACTAGCGATTATGCCAATGTATCAATAACGGGGAAATGGGGGTGGACAGAAGATGTGCCAGACGATATATCACAAATAGCAACGGAATTAGTATCTAAAATGTATCAAGGAACGATTAAACCAGATATTACTTCTGAAAAGATAGGAGATTATAGTGTAAATTATGGAGGAGAGGAAATAGATTTAACTAATGTGAAATCAGTATTAGATAAATACAAAATGTTATGATAAGTAAGAGATACAACACAACATTTACTAACGAGAGAATGGTCTGGTATGATGAAGCCTCAGAATTAGAAGAAGAAACAGCATTTACAGGGCATTTACAACAAGCTAGTGCGGAATTGTCCGAAAGTCTAGGGCTAACTTTTACAAAGGCTTATGTAGTGTGGTGTAGTCTAAACACAGATGTAGAAGTAGGCGACCAGATAGGAGCGATAGGAAAAACCTTTATAGTAAGAGCAATTAAAGATTTATTGGTAGGGAATAACAAACATAAACAATTATATGTCGAGACAGTTTGAAATAAAAACAGAAGGATTAACGGAGCTTCAGTCGGCGATTAAAAGAAACCCCCAAAAAGTTTTATCAGAAATTAAAAAGTTCATTCAAAGAGGATTAGCTGAGTATAGGAGGGGAATTATAAATAACCCTTGGAAAGTAGGAATGACAGGTGGAGGAAGTCCAGTTCTATCAGGAAATCTAAGAGATACCCACGTGACCAAAGTTACCAACCTAACTGGTATGATAAGACCAGCGACAAAAAAAGATGAGCCAGCACCTTATGGAAAATATGTTCATAAGAAAAGACCTTGGATGGACTATGTATTCGAAAACAGAATGCCAAATATAGAAAAGCTAGAAGATAAGTTATTAAAAAACGTTATAACAGACTTAGCAAACTAAAATTATTAAATATTAAAATTGTGATTTATACTCGGCTATACAATGAAATAAAAACAATACTTGAAAAAGTAAGCAATGTAAAAGAAATACACGAAGCACCGACTGATATTTTTACAAAGTATCCAGCAGTAGTTTTCTTCCCAGCGGGAGTATCAAATGTTTTTTCAACTACTAGCGATAACTTTAAGGAGTATAGATTTAAAATGTTTGTTTTAGCAGGGACAGAAGGAACGAATATGAATAATATATTTGTAAATGTTCTTTCAAATACTAGCGATAAAATACTAGAGCAATTTGATGAAGACTGGAGCTTGAATAACATAGATGGACACAGAGTATGGTTAAGAATAGAAGCAGGAACTTGGGGATTAGAAAAAACTAATAAAGGATTAACGGCAATTTCTGAATTTGACATTTTGGTTAAGCTTTCAACATCGCATTAATAAATTAATAAAAATTAAAATGAAAAAAACTGGTAAAAATATAGAGTGTAAGCATTGTAAAAGGTTGTTTTATTCGGCAAAATGGGAGATAAATAAAGGTAGGAAATATTGCAGTGATAAATGTAGAGCGGAAAGCATAACAGGTAAAAAACATAGCAAAGAACATTCAAAAAAAATAAGTAATAGCAATAAGGGTAGGTTATTTTCTAAGGAGCATAAAAAGAAATTAAGTTTAGCAAGAATGGGGATAAAACTGTCAGACAAAACCAGAGAGAAAATAAGAATAGCGACAAGCGGTGAAAGGAGTAATTTTTGGAAAGGAGGGCTAAAAGAAAAAAAATACCCAGTTGAATGGAGCGATAAATTAAGGGACGATATTAGAAAAAGAGATAATTATATATGTTTAGAATGTGGAATACACCAAGAAGAGTTAAAAGGATGGAATAAGAAATTAGATGTTCATCACATAGACTATAATAAAGACAATTGTAATGAAAATAATTTAATATCTTTATGTAGAGATTGTCATTTAAAGACAAACTTTAATAGAGAATATTGGATTAAATATTTTAATAATAAATTAACTAAAATTATATGGAGCTGTTAGGAAAACAATTAGAATTCGGAGTAGGAGCAGAGGAAACTCGTGGCACTACTTCAGATAGTCCAATCTGGGCTAAAAATATATCTGCTAATGTTTTAGAAAAAGCAGAACACGCCAATGACGAAAGCGTTAGAGGTGTATTTGAAGATATGGACGGGAGAAGGGTGGTAAAGAAACATATTGAAGGTGATGTCGAAATGCCTTTATATGTTAATATGTTTGGTTATTTAGCTTGGAATTTATATGGGGCAGTATCAAGTGCTGTTGTAAGCGGAAGTGTAAAAGACCATACATTTACTTTACTACAAGATAGTATTGCTCCTTCCCTAACCTTATTTGCTAAAGACGGGGATACTCAGCAATTAGCTTTTAAGAATAGTCATATCAATACCTTAGGATTATCAGCAACGACTGATGATTATGTAAAAATTACTACTTCTTTCTTAGGAAAAGAGTCAGCAGATGACACTTCAAGCCCTTCTTATACAACCGATACTGATTTTATCGGCAGAGATATAACTATAAAAGTAGCTGATAGTTTAGGAGGACTATCAACAGCAGAAGAATTATGTGTTAGTTCAGTAGATTTAACTTGGGACAAAGGTTTAATTACTGACCATTGCTTAGGCTCTTATGTGCCGAATGACTTTTATATCTCTAAAATGAGTATTGAAGGAAGCTTAACAAAGAAGTTCGCAGACGAAACCTTTAAAGATTTATATTTAAGCAATGATGCTAAGTATATGGAGATTAAAATAGAAGGTGAAACTGCCTTGACAGGAGAATATAAACC